GTTACCAGGGATTACCACTTTACCAACCAGTCAAAGCAGGAACTTGTCGAGCAGTTGATGGTCGGCATAGAGCAGGCGTTAATAGGGATACCCGACTGCGAAAAGACGAGGTTTTTAATCGAGGAATTAAAGGCGTTCACTTACGAACTGCTCCCGTCGGGGAAATTAAGATACGCAGCCCCAGAGGGCTTGCACGACGACGGGGTGATGGCGTTGGGTCTTGCGGCGATGGGGATTTCTTATATGTTCTACCATAAAAAACCCATCGAGAACTTAATACCCGTTAATTCCCCCGCCTGGCTTGAGAGGCGTGCCTGGGATGATGAAATAAACAGAAACAACCGCCTGCCGAGAAGGTTGCGCAGGAAAATAAATGTTGAACTTGCATTCAGTTAAGGGGGTGAAAAAGATGGCGAAGCCTAAAAAGGAAACCGAGCAGAAAGAATTAAAAACGGAAGAACAAAAGGGGGAAAACAAGAATATCATTGTTGACCACTGCATTATCAAAGAGGACAAATAATATGATACGCATAAGCGAACAGGATGTTGCGAAATGGCGGCTTGAAATAGAGCAGGGCGAAAAATTCAGGGATGACGAACTCGGCAAGAACACATATTCCGAGGTTACCAAGGCGGGCGAAAACATTGATTATTTTGAAAACGGGGTTTCGGGTCGCCTTGTCCAGGATTACAATCTTGACCTAAGGAATGTCCCATTGTCCACCATAAATGTGATATTCCCCATTGTTAAAAATGTCATCCCGACTCTTTACTGGAAAAACCCCTATATCGTGGCATTGCCGAAAAGGTCGCAGGATGAGGATTCCGCCCCCTATGCGGGAGCATTGCTGAATTATTATTACGAAGAATTGGATATAAAGAACATAAACCGCCAGATAATCTTTGACGCTTATGTCATAGGGCAGGGTGTTTGCAAAGTCGGATACACCACGAAGTTCGGGACTATCCCCTCGGAGGAAAGCATTAAGCAGGAACAGAAGGAACGCAGGAAAAATATTATCCAAAAGACAAAGGAAATGCTTGGCTTGGCAAAACCCAAAGAGGAAAAGGAAGTCCAGAACCCCGAGTTGAACGAGTATATCAGAAGCGAAAGCCCTTATGTTGTTTGGGTCAACCCGTTTGATTTCATCATAGACCCGATGGCTAATTCCATAGAAACCGCCCGCTGGGTAGCGCAAAGGATTACCAAGTTGTTGAAGAATGTGAAAGAGGACTCCAATTATTCCAACACCTCAAATCTTGAAGGCTCGCCCGTTCCCGAAAGCATCACCAAAAAAGTTCCTGAAACCCAGATAGACGATTTTAAGACCATTGATTTATACGAAATCCACTACAAGACCGACGAAGGCATAAATATTCTTATTCTCGCCAAAGACGGTTCTGACTACAAGGCGTTGCGGCACGAAAAATCGCCCTACGAAATGGATGGTTTCCAATACGAGATACTGACTTTTAATAAACATAACCACAGGTTATACCCAAAATCGGATATTGATATTGTAAAGGGCTTGCAGGACAGGATTGCCCTGACATTTGACAGCATATTAGACCAGATAGACAAGTATGTCCCGAAGATTTTCGTGGATGAAACCGCACTTACCGCCGAGGGTTCAAGGACTTTAAGGGACGGCGAGATAGGGGCGATAGTCAAATGCAACAAAAACCCCAACGAGATAGTCAAGGAAGCGTCTTTCCAGCAGTTAAAGGGCGATTTATCCATATTCATAGATAAAACCCTTGAAGTGATAATGCTTGAAACAGGGCTTACAAAGACGCAACTGATGGGAATGTCTAACGCCCAGACCGCAACCGAAGCCCAGATAGAGCAATCGGGGCAGAATTTAAGGATTTCCGACAAATTTGACCTTGTCGCCTCGTTTGCCACCAAACAGGCGAGGAAATTATGGCAGGTAATACAGCAATTCGTGGATATGCAGGAGGTTGAGCTTATTACCGGGGAAAAAGGCATTGACGATGTTACCGGGTTGCCTAAATTTGACTGGTTAAAGCCGATAGACAGCGTTTTAGAGGAAAAACTTATCAAGGGCGAATATAAATTCAGGATTGAGATTTCCTCTATGGAAAAACCCGACTTGCCTGTTTTGCGTTCCCAGGTTGAACGCATTGCCGGGCTTATAGCACAGCAGGGGGTAATGGAGGCGTTCCAGTTGCAGGGTTACAAAATAAACCTTGCCGAGTTTGCCAAGAGATATTTGCAGTTATTCCCCTATGTGTTCCCCGATATTGGCAAAATCATTCAGCCCATAGGACCGAACACGACAGGGCTTATTCCTCCCCAGTTGCCGCAACCGACAGGGGGTATGGGAAAGATAAACACGCAGAACTCGCCGCAACCGCCGAATATCGCCGATATATTATCGGGGCAGGCCGGCGAAAAAGGTATGGGAATAGGGATTGCTTAATGGCAAGATATTTATGGGACGAAAAAGTCCATAAGTTAGTTGAGTTAGAGGGAACGCCTAAAGACCCTAACCGTGGGTTAAACGGACCCGTATGGTTTCCCAAGGGCGGGCATAAGTATTTTGACAAGGCACTACAAAGGGAATTTAGTTCTTTGGACGAAAAGAAGGCGTATATGCGTGAACACAAGTTAATACAGCAAGCCTCGGACAGAGAGGGGGATACGAATTGCCCCGAGGCGGGCTTGGGCAAGCGGATGTATTTCATTCCAGGCGTAGCAAGAAAAAGCAAATATTACAAATATAGATAAATATTATGATGAAAGTATTTTGTGATAGTTGCGGAAAGGAAATCGGAAAAAATTTTTCAGGCGATATTTTTGGATTTGATTATTGCGGCGATGTCCTTTGCGAAGCAAGGTTGGTATTAAGGGCGTCAAAGGAAAATTACGCAAAGCCATATTCAAATTTAATACCAACGGAAGAACAAATAAATAAAGCAAAAAGGGAGGTGGAAAAATGGGAGTAAGCGGAAGCGGAACACCAGCAAGAAAAGGCAACATCGGGGCAAGGGCGGACGGCACAAGGGCGGGGGCAAAAAGCACAAGGCAATACACCGAAAATAAAACCCCGAAGGAAAGAACGGCAAGTTTAAAACCCGGCAGGGGAACAACTAATCCCGTTAAATAGGAGAATTTATGCCTTTTAAAAGCGAGGCTCAGCGTAGATACCTGTGGGCTAAAAAACCCGAAATAGCAAAGAAATGGACGAAAAAATACGGGTCTAAAATAGTCAAGAAAAAGAAACAGGTCAAGAGCAATTAAATGCGTAATGGCGAACCTACCTGGAAAAAGAGGTTTGGTCCGTTCCTTCTGAACTTGGATGATTTGACCCAGATTTCATTTCCTCGTGATGGCGGCAAGGCGGTTACTTTGTTAACCGAGGATATAAGGGTTAACGGGATGAAAGACCCCTTGGAGATAAATTTACTTTTGGAAGAAACCCTATGGCATCAGTTAAGGATATTCCAGGGAAACCAAAGAATACAGGCGTTAAGGAACTTGGGGATAAAACAAGCCCCGTGTTATCTGACGATAGAAGGTTATCCCGACAACGAGGGTTTGGGAAAAACGATTACATCGTTGTTTCTTTCTATACCGACAATTACGCAGACATTGTAAAAGATTTAATAAGTTCTTTGAAAAAGTTTAATCTTCCTTATGAAATTGACAGGGCAGAGGATAAGGGCGGTTGGTGGGAAAATACTTCTATGAAACCCGCCTTTATCAAACAAAAGTTGGAAAAACACAAGAAATGTGTGGTATGGCTTGATGCCGACGCAATAGTGAAACGCTACCCGTTTTATTTTGATTTCATTGAGGAAGATGTGGCTTTTTACGATGAGAACATTTATACGCCATCAAGGGATACCGTTAAGTCGGGGACGGTATTTTTAAGATATACGCCAGTGGTTTTAAGGATGGTTGATGCATGGGTCAACCGCACAAGGATATACCCGAATAATTGGGAACAGGCGCATTTAAGAAGCGCCGTAAGGAGTTTTTACCAAGAGGCAAAGATTATGAGCGTCCATTATTTGCCGGATAGTTATTGTTATATGGACGGTATTACCAAAGTAGGAAACCCGGTTATTTACCATAAGCAGGCAAACAGGTTATTCAGGAGATTTTAATGTCATTACAGGAAAGTTTAATTAACCAGATAGGGCAGGTAAAAGACGGAAATAATTATTTGATGCAGGCGATTATGTTTCTTTTACTGCATACCCTACAAATGCAAGGAGAACAGAAAATTGAAGAAAAAAAAGAAGAAGCAAAAGAATACACGCTTGACCAAGCGTTTGCGGAAAGCGAAGGGTTGAAAAAAATAGCCACGGGGCAACACCCGATAAGAATGATACCATCACCGAGTTAAGGGGTTTGGCATAAACCTTTGATTATGCCCGTTCATCGCCGTTAAGATGTAAAAGGAGAAACAAATGCCAGATAAAGCAAAGGATGTATCGGAGAATTCATCCACTCCATCGGCGTTAGAAGGAGCAATAGCCTCCTCGCCAGAGGTGCAGCAAGAGGCACAACAGCAGGCTCAGGAAGCGCAGTCCCCAACTGCGGAACAAGGGGTAGTTCAAGAGCAAGCCGAAGTGCAGGAAGAAGAAGGTCGGATACCTTATTCCAGGTTTAAGGAAAAGGTCGATGAGGCGAACTGGTTGAAACAGCAACTTGAGTTAAGGTTGCAACAGGAACAAGCCCAAAGGCAATTCCAGCAACCAACCCAAAATCCTTATGCCGGTATGACACCGGAGGAGGAACGCTTTTGGCGGGCAGTCGATGAAAGGGCAAGGAAGATAGCGCAGGAGGAAACCAAACAGATTTCCCCGATGCTTGAAGCGGGAGTGCGGGAACTTACGAATATGAAAGTTCAGCAATTCCGCCAAACACACCCCGACATCAAGACTAACTCGCCAGAGGAAATGGAAATAGCCCAAAGGATTAAGCAGGGTTATACTCCCGAGGATGCGTATTGGTCGGTAATGGGACCGAGGGGGATAAGGGTAGCCGAGGAAAAGGGAAAACAGCAGGCTAAACAACAGATAGCGGCTAAAAAAGCGGCGAATGTGGAAACATCGTCAGGCGTTCCCACGCAGGCGCAGGTAAAATCAACCCCGACTAAAAAAAGTTTTCGGGAGGATTTCCTGCGTAATTTTCAACTTGCCGAAGAAGGAAAACTTTAGACCGCTACAAAATGAGAGGGTAATTTTTTATGAACACATCTTTTGATAGGGTTGCTACGGTTACTCTCCAGAATCACGGCAAAGAGATATTTGACAATATCACCACCAATAACGCCCTTTTGTATATGCTTAAAAAGCGGGATAATATTAGGGTAGTTAGCGGCGGTAGAGCATTGACGCATCCTCTTTACTATTTGGTAAATACAAGTTTCAAATCCTATGCCAAATTGGATGTTATTGACACTCCGATTATGGATGACATAACAAGGGCGGAATATCCAATCAAGACCGTTGCGGGTTCTTTGGTTATCTCAACGGTTGAAGAAGCGATGAACGCCGGCGATAGGGAAAAGTTGCTTGATTTAGCAGATGAAGTAAGGATGGCGGCGGAACTCTCGATGTCGGAAGTTCTGGGAGACCAGGTTTGGAAAGATGGTTTAGCGGATAAGGATTTTGACGGATTACAAAATCTTGTTTCCGATACTCCTTCCACCCAGACCGATGTAGGCGGGATAAACCCAAGCAGTTATTCGTATTGGAGAAATCAGGTTGATACCAACACTGTTACCAGATTCAATACGAGCAACGAAGGTTTAACCGCAATGAATTCTTTGTTGAATAGCTGCACTTTTGGTGCAAGAGGACCGAGGTGCGTTATTACGACAAAGACGGTTTATGGTTTATACGAGATTGGCTTAACAGGTCAAATCCGCTATGCGACTACCGAATTAGCGGATGCCGGGTTCTTGCATCTCGCATATACCACGATGCCGGTTTTATTTGATGACAACTGCCCGTCGGCTCATTTATATATGGTCGATACGGACAGTCTTTGGTTGCAGGTTCTCTCAAAGGGCAATATGGAAGTTACGCCTTTTCAACCGAGCCACAACCAGTTATCAAGAACCGCATTGATGTATTTAATTGGCAATTTAACCACTGGTTCTCGCAGAACCAATGGCGTTATCACAACCATTTCAGGATAGGAGGCTAAAATGATGAAGAAATTATTGCTCATCGCTTTGGCAGTCTTATTCTCTTATGGAATTGCCAATGCGACAGGAATACCCCAATCAGTTGACCCAAAGAGTTATCCAGTGGTATGGACTGAAACCGTGTATAACGGTACTACTTCAACTATCCCGTCCTGTTATGTGGTGGAATGGGATTTTGATACATCAGATTCCAATGCAGGAACAGTATATGACGATACATTACCCTGGGTAAAAAAATGCGATGGTAATGATGATGTTTGGACAGCAGGCGTTGTCCCGATGGGGCAAGATATTGCCAGTGGTTCAACAGGACAAATTGTTATCAAGGGTCCGGCTGTTGTATTCAGGGGAAGTCAGGGAACAGCTCTGACAGTGAACACGATTTGCGCTTCATCCACAAACGGTTATGTTGAGGATGAAAGTATTTCAGGCGGCGATACAGCAATGTTGGGCGTGGTTATCAAGGCTTCTGCGGCAGGAAACGATATTGGCGGCGATGCCGATGCCGATATGTCGCTCATCTATGTTAACCCGACTACTTGTGCAAATTAACAGCAACAAATTGGGCGGAGCAATCCGCCCTTTTGTCTTTATTATGAGATATTTATTTATTATTTTACTTTTGTTTTTGGCTGGTTGTGCATCTTCTTTAAAGTTTTACCCGGAAGGAAATATGATGGGACACGGCGGTATGGCTTATGCTTATTATTGGGGAAATGCGGTTTGCCACAAATGCCGTAAGCCAACCACGACCTTTAAAATAGATAATAAGAATAGGAAAATCTGCTGGCGTTGTTACGAAAAGTATTATAAATGACATATTTATTTTTGGTGCTTCTGTGCGGTTTGCCTTGGGCTAATTTCCTCCTGAATAAATTCGATATTTGGCACGCACAGGGAATGTTTTTCCAGTTCGGGATTTTGCTTTTATTCTGTTGGTCGTTCATTGAAAAGCCGAAATATAATTTTATCCAGAATAAACCCCTCGCATCGCTTATTTTGTGGATGGGGATTATCACGGCGGTGGTATGGGGTCAGGTTTTGGTTGACAGGCAGACATACGCCATAAAGATATTTCTTCCGTTTTTTAATTTCCTGTGTTTTATGTTTTTTTACAAATTAAGCGTGGAATATCTGGATACCGAGAACATAGAACGGATATTAAAATACCTGTCTTATAGCGTAATTGTGATTTTGTTTTATTGCGTATTACAAAAGTTAAATTTAGACCAGTTTTATACTGCGGTCTTTGATAAGGGCGGAGTAAATTTAGGGCATATAGGGGACGACGCATTGGTCGGGACAATAGGCAATTCCTCGCACTTGGCGGGTTATTTGGCGTTATGCCAGCCGTTGTTCTTTAATAAAAAGGGAGTTTTCCCGTTACTGCTTTTATGGACAATAATTTTATTGACCGGTTCTTTGTCGGGAGTTTTGGGCGGGGTAGCGGTTCTGTTGTTCTGGCTAACAATGAAAAAGAAATGGGCGTTATTATGGTCATTTTGCGTAATCTCTATAATCTCCATTATATTGCTATGGATTAAATACCCAGTTTTCTTTTCATTGTCTGGAAGAATGGGTTTCTGGAAGATACTTTGGGGCAAGTTCTTTATAAAACCCATTACGGGCTGGGGCTTGGGGACTGTGGGGGCTTGGCAAATAAAAATACAAGGTTCAACTTGGCGGCACGCACACCAGGAATATTTGCAGATGGCGGTTGAAATAGGCTTAATAGGCTTGGGGATAATCCTTTGGGGCATTTGGGAATATTTCAGGGTATTCTGGAAAGCAAGGAAAAACGATTTGGCGATAAGGTTGGCTTCAATATTTACAGGTTTTTTGGTGTTAAGTTTATTGAATTTTCCAGCGCATCTTTGGCTTACGGGTTCTATGGCGATAATCGGATACGCCTGGATTTATACAATTCATAACGAGGTGCTAAATGGC